TAGTAATTCTTGCTATCTACACTATTTTTGCGCTGATTGTAAAATGGCGTGGTATTGAAACCTTCAATAAGATTTTCCCGCCTATTATAGTTGGTCCGATTACAATGGTTATTGGTCTTAATCTTGCGAAGTTCCTTCCCACTTATACTTCTGTTAATGGCGCACATAATGATGTTGCAATACTTGTCGCAATCTTTACAATGATAGTGGTCGCGCTAACATCTCATTACTTCAAAGGATTCCTCAAAACCATTCCTTTCCTTATTGGCCTACTTGGTGGATATGGATTAGCAATAATCCTAACTGTGACTGGCGCCGCTCCTTTAGTTGACTTCTCTGTATTTACCACAATGAAAATCGTAAGTCTTCCCGACTTTACTTTCTTACATTGGAACTTTGCAAGTCTTTCTTGGGGAGCTGTTGGACAAGTTTGTCTGCTGTTCGTTCCGGTAGCGATCTGTGCTTTGCTTGAGCACTACTCAGATCATCGCGTGCTGTCCAATATCATTGGTCAGGACCTGACACAGGATCCTGGTCTGCACCGTACATTAATTGGTGATGGCGCCGCGTCATTTCTCGGTACGGTAGTTTGTGGACTTCCTAATACCTCTTATGGCGAATCAATCGCAACAACTGGTTTCTCACGTGTAGCATCTGTAAAAGTTGTTTCTGTTGCTGCTGGCACTCTTGGACTTTTAGCATTTATCGGTCCTGTTCAGGCCTTTATCAATTCGATCCCTGCGTGTGTATTTGGTGGTTGCGCAATGATCCTTTATGGTTACATTGCGGCAAGCGGTCTTAAAACTCTCATTAATAATCGCGTTGACCTTGAACTTAATAAAAATCTTGTTGTCGTTAGTGTAATACTTACGACTGGTGTCGGCGGATTATTCTTATTCCATGAATCTTTTGCAAGTGTTTCTCTTGCAATGGTACTTGGCGTCATACTTAACTTAATACTTCGAAATAAAAAAGAGGAGAAAATTTGATTTTCTCCTCAATTTATGTTATAATATAATCAAGAAATCAAAAAGGAGATAATTTCTATGATACTTGAAACCACAACCAAATATCGCGCCGATACAGAAATCAGTGCTAAAGACATGATCGAGGCTTTCCGTAAGGAAGCACAGGAAAAAGGATATACAATCAAAAAAGCCGGTTATGAATACAAAACTAAAAAGGCTAAAGGTGAAATTATCGCTGAAGCATGGGTTGTAACTATTACCCAGGTCTTTGGTGACCTCTGGGAGGATTTAGTATAATGGCAATTTCTTAGTTCCCTAATCAGGATAATCCAAAGCCTGAAGATGAGAAACTGACGCCGGAAGAAATTGAAAAACTCGCTACTGAATGGGCAAAAGACCCAGATAGCATTGTTGCTATGCTGGGTTCTATGCTTAGTATGCCAGATGAAGAATTCCGTATTCTCGCGCCAGTCGTTCTTCAGTCAATTCAACAAACCATAAATGAACCGACTGAGAAGATTAAACTCGTTCAGGGTTTAAATGCGGCCGGTCTTAAATCAGACGACCTCATTGACATACTCGATCAAATGAGTGATGAATTAGAAACTCTTGAAATCAGCAACGAGAAAAAAGAATTTGTTGCAGAACTCTGCTTAAGTATTATTAATGTAATTAATAGTACCGAAGGTGTTGCAAAGAGAATGGTATCTGTTCCAATTCAGCTTATCCATCCCGATGCAAAACTTCCGGCTTATGCTCACGAAACTGATAGTGGTATGGACCTCTATGCTCTTGAGGACATTACCATCAAGCCAGGTGAGACGGTTCTTGTACCGACCGGTATTAAAGTTGCGCTACCACCTGGATATGAACTCCAAGTTCGTCCCAAGAGTGGGCGCGCCCTCAAGACTAAATTGAGAGTTGCCAATACCCCAGGCACAATTGACCAGGGTTATCGTGATGAAATTAAAGTCATCATTGAAAATGTTGATCCGCCGATTCGTGCAATCAATCTCGATTTTGCTCAAAGTCCTAACGATCCTATTCCAGTAGGCACCATTGATTTTGGTCAACCCTACACAATTGGAAAGGGCGAAAAATTCGCCCAGCTTGTTCTTGCTGAAGTACCGAAAGTAGCCTGGTTTGAAGTTGAAAATGTTGGTGAAATCGGCGAAGACAGAGGCGGCGGTTTTGGCAGTTCAGGACTTAAATAAGTCCTAAGGAGAATCACTATGGCGCGCATAACTCTTGAAGCTATCGCGCAGGAACTCGAACAATACGGATGGAAAGTTCTATCAACACAATATACAAACCTTTCTACAGAAATGGAATTCCAATGTAACGAAGGCCACTAGGTCTTCGCTACTTGGGAGAAGTTGCGTAAAAAGTGCGAGTGTCCTGTATGCAAAATGAACCCCTATAAAGATGAGAGTTCAAAAATCGTTCCAAAATCCAAATCAGAAAAACGCGTCTTAGCTCTTGATTAGGCCACCTATAAAACTGGGTGGTCTATCTTTGATGGCGCCCGCCTTGTGAAATATGGTGTATTCGAGGCGAAAGGAACATTAGAAGAATAGCACATTCATTCAGTTAGAATGTGGCTTGTGTCAATGATTGAGAATTGGCACCCAGATATAATTGGTATTGAAGGAATTTAGTATCAATAGGAGTTTGGAGTTACAACTTTCCAAACACTCGCGCGCCTTCAAGGAGTTTTAATTGATCTATGTGTTGAAGTAGGAATTGACCATAAGATATGTCCCACAAATACATGGCGCGCGCATTGTAAGGTAAAAGGAAGAACCCGAACAGATAAGAAAAAATCAATGCAGAACTTAGTTAAAGAATGGTTTGATGTAAGTGTTACAGATGATGAAGCAGATGCAATTGGAATTGGTAAATTTTTATCAGATAAATATTCAAATATTGTCTGGTTTGGAGAATAAAAAAAGAGGAGCTTTGCGGCTCCTCTCTTTTTTTAATCTTTAATTATCGGAAGAAGTAACGAGAACTCATTTAGTGTAAGGTCTGCTTTTTCAAAATCCTCGGCAGTAAAAGTGATGTCCGGAAGAACGGGCTTAATGGACATAAGTTCGTTTGCTTTGGTAACGAATTCATCACGTTTATCGTCTTTGATAACATAGTTACCATCCTGAATTTTGATATTACCCTCTTCATCATATTCCGCATTTTCGCGAATCAACTGGGAAATCTGATCCCGATAGTACTGATTTTCCTCTTTAATTGCTTTGAAGAATTTAGAGAGTTTATAGAGAACGGGAATCGGAAGTGCTTTGTCCTGAAGTTTTGTGTATAATCCTTCGAGATCGAGGCATTGTGACATAGTTAATTCCATATAGGTATTAACCTCCTTTATTATTTTTTTACATTTATATTATAGCATGATTTTAAAAGAAAGTCAAATTTTAACTTAGGGGTTTGTAGTCAATGGTGCCAGCCGAAGGATTAAACTCAATAAGATGAGTAGTAGAACGAAAGACGATTGTCGTGCGGGCGCCAAGTGTGTCAACCTCAAAGGTAGCATTTGCTTGAGGCGAAGGATTATTAATACTGACATAGTTTGGACGATAAGACACAGTAGGTATTTTTCCTAATAATAGAGTTATATGATTTGAAGTAGACTCAACTGTATCTGCCGAAGCACCACTACCTTTCACACTTACAATAGCCAACCAAATATCCGTATTAGTTGATAATCCCCAGCTTGTCGCGTCAGCCGTACCAGTGATAGTCTAAGGCAACGACGTACTTAAACTTGGCGCAGTAACCACATAGGTATGCGTTCCATCAGTAAGAGTCACTATCATAGAAGTAGGAGTGCCAGGATAGGTACCCCATTCAGTAATCGTATAGGTATATGCAATCTACTTTGTGTCACTATTATATGTAGCCGATGTGAATGTAATACTTGGCGCGATATGATAAGTACCATTTAAAGTTAAGGTATTACTTGTGATATTATCAATATTAGATCGTTCATGGCGCGCCTAAGCATACAATAAAGCAGTATCGCCACTAAATGCAGGACAAGTAAAGGTGATATTCTATGAACTTACGCCTTCATTCACAGTTACCGTCTAAATTTTAGAACCATTAAAATATACATCCAAGTAAAGTTTCTCATAAGTTGTGCGCCCGATACTGGCGGTAAAAGTAAAACTTGAACCACCTGTAATTGAACTACTTGAACTACTTATTGAAAAACTTGCTACCTGCGCGTCATAGTTAATGCTAAAGTTCACAGGGAAGGTAAAACTTTCACTAAACTAGTTTGTAAATGTTAATGTTAATCCAAAGTTAGTTTTGGTGCCGTACCTTTGATTCGCGGCCGCTGTCAGGTTACTCTTCACAGCACTCCAAGTAAAACTGTAAGCAGAACTACTTGAAGTTAGAGTTGTAGTACTTCTTTTAAGTACCCATGCGGCCGGCAGAGCGAAGAAATTCTCACTTGAAATACTATCTGGTTTAGTAAAGCTAATTGCGGTTGAATCAGTTGCATCAAAGTAGTTTAATGTAGAAGGATTCAAGAGAATCGTACTTAAAGTAGTTGGATAGGGAATCTCTTGCGCCGTAACGGTATAAGTATAAGTGTATGTCAGAGTTTTGCTTTGACTATTAGTTTGTACTAAAGTCGCGACAAAATTCACATCAACTGAACTATTACTAGTAGGTAAAGTACTAAAACTAGTATCCAGTTTAAAGTTATTAGTATTGCTTGAAACTGAAGGCGCACTCAGACTTCCCTTGCTTGAATTTGCGCTCCATGCCCAAGTTGCTTCAGATAAACCATTACTAGTTGACTTCGGAATAATACCACGCACTCTACGACAAATTTTACTGGTATTGTTAATATTACTATCACCATATTGGTTATAATAACTTGGATTTGTTTTTGCATACAAAAACGATATATTTTTTTCAGTTCCAGTTAATTGTCCAGTAGGAGTGAATTTAATATAAAAATTAAATGTTGTGGCCTCAGCAATAACTTCATTAGTAGTGCATAAGTCGGCCGCAGTAAAAGTAAAGTTTCCAGACCCTGATGTAACAGTCCTAAGATTAGTGTATCCAATAGTCTTTGTTCCTATCACTACTTTACCAGCAAAAGTACCCCCAGTATTTGCATCATATGTGACCTTGGCTGTAGCATAACCAGTAGAGTTTTTCTCAATGGTTAAAGTATTTACTGGATCAGTAGGAACTTGAAAGACTATTGTAATGGCGGCGCCCTCTACATTGTCAATATATGGCGTCAATACATAAGTTTGAGTCTCGATTATGCTGCTAATTGTAATAGGAGTATTATTACCATAAGTCTCAACCTCTCCACCATTAACAGATGCTTTGAAACGATAATTGCGCTCATACTCTATTCCATGTACTGTGACTTGAAATTCAACTCTACTATTCTTTGTTACTGAGAAAGTTTGATTTCCGTAATAAGTGGTTCCATTATACAATACTGATAAAGTCGGCGCCTCAGTTAAAGTGAACTATGTTGAAGTTACATTGGCGCTAGTAAGTCCTGTCAATTGAACTAATGCTGTATATACTACTGAAGTCGCTGTCGTTAATGTGTCAACATCTATTTCATTTGGTAGAGTATCATTAAACGTCAAAGAAACTACTGTCGGTATATTAGATCCTATTTGACGTTGAAGATTCTTGAAAGTACCACGAGCATCGTTACCAGAGCCATAATTGTTATGACCTATATTATATGTAGTTTTATTTAATAAATGCGAACCAGTAATTTCTATATTGTTTGTGTCACTGACTGTGATGGTAGGCTAATAGCAAGCGCCACCACACACCCATTTTTTACCATAGTCATTACCTAAAGAACTACCCGGTCTACTAAGAACAACTATATATGTTCTATTGGTATGACCCGCGTCGGTTAAAGTTATAGACTATGAAAGAGGAGTAATACCTGAACCAAAGTTAGACTGCGCAACATAATTAGATAGAGTCGCCCAAGAGCCATAATTTTGAGCAAGTGAACGGGTAACTGCATTAAAAGTAAGGGCATCACCTACATAATTATTGAACCATGTCATGGTAACGGTGCCATTATTTTTATTTTCAAAACCAGTGGATGGCCATGATAGTATAAAATTACAAGTATCATTATTCCAGTCTAATAATGATAAGTCTACGTACTAAAATACCATCCAATTTTGAGTGCCTTTTTCCGGGTCTTGCTAATAACCTAAATAGTAAAAATTAGTTGAGGCTGTTTGAGAATCACTACTAAGAGCCCTACATATACGAAAACCACTATGCAAGTCACATATATTGTTATTATTATTCATTATCCCTCAGCCTCCCCAACAAACAAATCATATCCATACCCATCTGCAACTTCTTGATAGGTCATAGACCGATCAAATATAATTGTACTTGTTTTTAAATGTGTTTTTGCAGCAGTAATATTTAATTTCTGCGTATTATCTACATATCCTTGTAAAGAATCGCTATTTACCTAGTAGTAAGTCCCGCCAAGTGAACCATCAGAAATATTGTAGGTACCTAACTTATTACCTTGCATCTAAAGACCAGTAGTGCGGAAAACTAAATCAGTATTTGTATCATTAGGACTTAATACCTCAATAAATGTTAATGCTCTTTGAAGCGCGGTTAAATTAGTAATAAAACCATAAGTACCAATACTAAATGTTTCTTTGGCCGTATTCGGATTAGTTAAGTCACCTGTCCAATCTCCATTACGGAAGAATGAGATACCATTAGTAATATCAAAAAATGATAATCCAGGTTCTGCTTCATGATTAGGTTTATCAACGTCCTTTGCGATTCCATGTATGCGCGCAGCATAAATATCAACACCACGCAATTCACTCTATGTAATAAGGGAGCCAGCAAATATACCTTGTTGCGCAAAGATCGAACCATTTTGCGTAACTTGAAAAGGAGCCTCCTAAATGGCCTTATCGTCTAAACTAGTAACGCCCGCCCAGAATACAATACTACTTTCATCCGAATCTCCAAATTTTGTAGCAGGAACATTTTTTAATGTGCTAACACCAGCATACTTATCCTCTTCAGACGCAGTCTTCGTTATCAATGAACCAGTTAAGAATACATTTTCACCATATAGACCGTAATCGCTGACATATCCGGACCATACACCATTTAATGAACTTGCGATCTTACCTAAATCACCCAAGAATAATCTAGGACTCTTATTAACTACTACTTGTGGTATATTGTTAGTATTAGTATATTCAAAACCAGTAAATGTAAAACCATCTCCAAACAAAGGTCCGACTGGTGTATCATTTGCATTTACACCAATTAAAAGTGTATCGTTTGTTCCCAATGATACAATTGAATTAACCTTAACAGGAACTGTCTCGCCATTTACTTGTTTAGTTTTAGGAATTTGCGCGTCGAAAGTAACAGCATCATCAGTATGGCTTACAACTTTCCAGATTTGGCGCCCGTCGCTACCAACTACAACTTGACCATTGTCATCAATCAGATAAACATAAGAATCAGTTGCTAATGAAGGCTTATTGACCGGTAACGAATTCGTAACATTTGCTACTACGTAGTCATCAACTTTAAACGAGGGTCTAAAGAACATTGAACTACCCATAGCTTGAACATTACCAGTTGGGAATACAACAGTTTCGATAGAACCCGAAGCCGTCATATTAGAGAACTAGGCGTGAGTAGGACGAATATCAAAGTACTCTCCATTCTCTTCTCCGTGCAAATAAACATTGCCAGCGGCGCCACTAATTGTAATAGTGTCTCCAATTGTAATATTCGAATTATTCCCATCAATAGTGATGTTACCAGCTTCAATTGTGCCATCATCATTTAATACCAGATTTTCATTTTGACTAGTGATTGAATGGTCATTAATAATAAAGCCGCCGATTGTTCCTCCAGTTGCATTAATGTCACCATTAAACACACCTTGAGAAGCAATTACTGTACCATCCTCATAAACAATAAATTTATTACTTGCATTGATTACTTGGCGCCCGTGTCCTGCGTGGTCATCAACTAATGATCCGATTTGAACAAGGTGATTAGTAGTAGAATCTAGACCGCCAATAGATAACGAATCTTGTAACCACAAACTACCAGTATTTGCATCAGTTTCAAGAGTGGTATGACCAGATGTATCACGTAGTCTAATACCGACTCCTGCAAGGTTGTTGCTCTCATCATAGAGGCGACCGATATGAATCTACTCAACTTGCTCTTGACCATTATCGCGCCAGATAGAAATATCATTATCACTCGAAATTTCTACTGAGCCATTGATCGTACCATTGACATCCTTCGTCTTTAGGAAGAAGCCTTTCCAAGTAAATCCAAACTTCGCAAACTCACTTGCCCAGATTTCATCCTCGGTTGTAGGATTAAATTCACCTTCCTCGGGGTCAGTAGTTCTGTCAACGCCATAGAAACCAAATTGATCATGTCGTGTATAAATTCTTTCATTAACAATAGTTCCTAAGTCCTGGTCAGGCTTTTGTGCGAAAGCGCTAATGCCCTTGGAGTCCCATCTAAAGGTTGGATGATTTCCATCCATTATATTAACTTCATTTGAGTAGATGACACCAGAGTTAATGGTTTCAGCAACAACACCATTGCTATTTATGGCATTTGTCCAAGTGACTCCACCATCATTAGTAATGAAAATACCACCAGAAGTAATCTTTGTTTTATGTGAAGGATCATTAACATCACTTACGGTCAAACCAGTTAAATCAGTAATAACTGACTAATTCTGTGCGCCAATGATAAAGTTACCATTATTTGCAAATGCCTACTGTAAAGATTGATAAGTGATTCCACCGGTAGGAGTAACCGCACCCGCAGCTTTTGCATATGACCCTTCTGCGTATTTGAGTTGTTGAGTTGTTGCGGTAATTCTTTGGAACAAGTCCTCAAATTGCGTCTTATAGTTTTGAATTTTGAACGAATCTTTTTCTGGCTCATCAAAATTCGAAGTAACTTCAGCAATTAATACTTTTTCTTTATAGGGTGTTTTTACATCATCAATATAGGTATATCCAAAGAATTCAGTATCCTAAACAAAAGAAATATCACCAACGCGGAAAATCTTAAACTTATAATCTTCAAGTGCTGTTAAACGAATAACAGAGATATTGTACTGGACTTGAGGGCGCGAGGACGTATATGCAACGTTTACACCATCAAGATAGTACATATTATCATCCATATAGTCGTCGCTCTTCCAAGTACCTTCCTGTAAATATGTTGAATATTTCTTATAGAAGTTCAGGTGAAGTTCTTTAATTGCCTATTCTGCAAGCTCAACAGTTTCTTTGTAGCTATCAACAATGACTTGAAGTTCTTCAATTGAAGCGTCAACTTGCGCCAACTATTGAGTGTATGTATCATAGTTTTCCTAAAGTGCGATAATCGCAGCGTAGGTACTATTTATTTCCTCTACATTTTGATTTTCGCGCAACCAGTTTTTGAAACCGGCATTAGTCCAATAAGAGGTCTAATATGAGAGATTTTGAATACCAGTATATAGACGAATTAAATAAGTCTTCTTTGACTGCATACCACTTAACGCACCGTCAATCAACGCTTTGTATGTGGTCTAAAACTATTTCTATGTTTCAAGTTGAGTCTCTTTATTTTTATAGGTCTCAAATGCTATATCCCATTGTTGCATCACTTGGCGCAAACGAGGATAATAACCGACTTGAGAATCGTATAAGTCGCGATTCAGTACATTCCCATCAATCAAACCCTAATTCACAAAGTAACCAAAGTCAAGAATGAAGTTGACTCGTGCCGGATTTTGTGACGCGCGCGCAATAGAGCAGAAACCATTAATCCCATAGGAGTTAGTATTATCTGGAACTATTGTCTTTGTAACGATTTGATCAGATACAATTGTACGTGAAATTTGCTTAAGGTCCATACCATAGATGAAACCGATTTGAGTATCTTGGCCGACTTCTTCTTTGAAATAGACTTTCTTTATTGGATTGCCATCGTCATCCAGTTTAATATGTCCATCGTCTGCCGTCTCAATGTCAAATCTTACCCAGCACTGGAACTTCTCTGCGAGAGTCTGGAGTATATTAAAGCAGTTTGATTGTTTAGCGTCAATGGATCTAATCTTCGCATAGTTCGGATTATACATTGGCTCAATCGCATTGATAAAACTAGGGTCTTCTACTCCGTCATAGAGTTCAACATAAGTATCATCATTATGATCTTCGCCAGTATACTTATAATAGACTTGGTGATTAGAATAAACAGATTGAATATCCATTTCACCAGGTACAATCATGACGTCGGCGCCATCACGGGAACCAGGTACATACTTAAATAACTCAATTGACTGTAACCAGACAAGTTCACTAGCAGACACTCTAAAGCGAATATTCTTACTATAGATTTGTGACCTAGTAAAAGGTACAACACATTTCAAGCAGGTA